CCCACTTCCTTTGGCAAGTGTGTCTTTGGTGGAGCGGCGGGGTACTGCCCCCCGGTCCAAGTAGTCTTTCAGTTTCCTTCATCAATAGCAGTCTATTTATACTCCGTATTGGAGCCGGTATTCTTCCCTTACTTCGAGAAGCTTATCAACATGAAAATCGCGCCTTGATTCAAACACCTGAGGGTCATCTTCATCAACAGATATGACAATCACAATCCTGTCTACTGGTATATCAAACAACTCCTCGTACATTATGGCATACGCAGTAGCCTGACAGAAGTAATTTTCAATGTAGTGTTTTTCTTTTTGCTTGCGTGCTGTTTTAAAATCAACAATCGAAAGCCTGCCGTTCCATTCTGCAACGCAGTCAACCGTACCAGCCATTTGCAAGAAGTTTGAATACAGCCTTGTCTCTTGTAACCAGATGGCATTGAGATGACTATCGAGTAATGGCTTTAGCTTTTCAAAGTTTGCAGCGTCTTCGAAGTTGTACTTTGAAGCATCAATGGGTGATCCACTAATATAATCTTCGCAGAGCTGATGTATTCTGGTACCGCGTGCTGATGCACGAGCTGTTACCTTTTTAGCTTCTTCTTCACCAATTGTCTGCCGCCACTTAGCAATGGCGTCTCTGCTCATGATACCGGTAACGGTTGTAACGGAAGGGTAAAGAACTCCGGAAGGTGTTTTGTAGTACCTTCCGGATTCTGTATTGACTTGTTCTACTTCATCGAGTTGTTTTAGTCTGCCACCTTTAATGAAAGACTTTCTGCTCTTTATCAACTTCTCCAGTAGAGGGTTGAACGTAGACGACCTTGGGATTTTCATAGTTGTGTTTTCTTATAATAAAGTCTTTTACAATACCCGATCTCACGATATCATCAAACGACATTTCAATTGTTGAGAAGTATCTCTTCATCGACATGACAATCTTCATGAAGTGAAGGACGCCTTGCTTTTCATCTGTGTACTTCAAATCAGACTGCAGGTAGTCACCACTAAAAATAATTCTGCAGTTCTTACCTACACGAGTCATGATTGTACACAATTCGTGGTACGACATGTTTTGACATTCGTCGACAAAGACAATTGCGTTGTCGAATGTGACACCTCTAAGGAACGAAGACGTTTCAAAATGAATCACGCCTTTGTTCTTGAGGACATCATATGCATCACCTCTATTATATAGCTCAGTGCAAATTGCTTGATAAGGTGCTTCGTACACCTTTGCTTTATCCTTGGCGTTGCCAGGAAGAAAGCCCATGTCGCGTGATGGTACGACAGAACGAATAATGATTAGTCTCTGGTAGTCTTTGAATTGTTCTATTTCTTTTAGGGCAAGGTAAAGTGAAAGAAATGTTTTTCCAGTACCTGGTAGACCGTGGATTAAAAGATTCTTGCCATTAATAAACTCTTTAAAAATTGTTTCTTGGTTTTGCGTTTTAGACTGGACGTTCTTTAGTGTTAGGTGATTTTTTTGTTGTTGTTGCTGTTGGGCTTCTACCTTTCGCTGTTGCTTCATTTGTCTTTTTTCAGCGCGAGTAAGTTTGTCCATTTACGCCTCTCTACCAGGTGTTAATCTTGTTCGACCTCCCACTAGCTTTCTTAATACGCTTTAGAACATCACGAAAACCAGAGTCAGGCTTCTTAAGGCCTAACCTGGTTGGGTCTGCTAAAGCGGGAGCTGTTTTGATACGTTGTTCGAGATGTGGGTTCTGATCCTTGTACTGATCAAGGTCAGATATAGGCATGTCGATGTCAAATGTCTTTTTGGTCTTCTTGTTATAAAAAGTATAATTAGCCATCAACTATTCTCGATACCCTTTGACTTCCAAAACCTAAGGACGTCTTGCTTATTTAGGGGATTGAGGCCTTCAGAACGCATCTGCTCTTTTACAATTTCAGTAAGAACAGATCCGTCTGAATCTAGTAAATACCCATCAACAACAATGGGCTTAAACTGCTCGTCAATTAACTTTTGCTTAGGTGTCAAAATCATCTTCCTCATATGAGAGTAGTCTGCTGATATCTTTGGAGCGCAGAGCGTTGTCGTAGTTGCGATAATGCTTCTTGCTGCGCTCGTTCTTTATTTCTCGAAAGGAGAGCCCTTCCTCATCGAGCTGGTTATAAAAAGCCGTCTTCTTAGTCTTAGTATCAAACTTCTTAGATACACTGGGTCTATTCATGTTGGAAACAACTCCGGAAATGCTGCGTATGCCACTTCTTTAGTCAAGCCTTTGTATGGGCTCTTCTTATCCTTCATAGCAAGCAACAGATCAGCATCATCTGGTGTGACAGACTGAAGGATATCCAGGAACAGCTGCTCACGTTTGACAGGTTTCAGGTCAGGACCTGCACCTTCAATAAACAGATACAGCCTACGTGCTTCAGAGTGAAGCATGTTGTGTTCTTCAAATTGTGAATAATTAAAAGGAGGCTTGCCTTCAGGCAATAGAAACTTTACCTGAGGATGAAACATATACTGCAATACAATCTTGCATGCTTCATTGCAATTGACTTTGAGAGCCTCGACCTTTTCTTCCTTTTTAGGAAACTCGCTGCACTTCTTTAGAATTTCAGATACACTATATCTTGCCATTAGAATTCACCCAAATGTTCCATCATGTTTTTAAGTTTGTAGTTCATGAAATAATTGAACAGCTTTGATCTATCTTTACCGTCTTCCTCAGTATATTTATCTAGAACTTGTTTTCTAACATGCTCAGGAATCATAGTGAGGTCAACAAGCTGTTTGTTGCGAGAGTAGTTTTTTACCAAAGGCAAATCGGCGACTGGAATGCCTTCCAGATAAATGGAGTCTATCTTTTTCTGGGTGAGGGGCTTTTGTCTTTTGTCACTAACAAACGTGTCGTCGTCTGAAAGTACATTAGGAATGCCATCCCCCTGGTCACCCTTGAGAATGTGTTCAAGAAGAAACTTGCGAGGATCGTTGTGGCCAATCCACTTCTTTCTTACAGGATCATATTGCTTAACATCCTCATCCATTTGCAGCTGCACAAAGTCTTTGTCACCTGACAATATCAAGACAGGCTCAGACCTATGCATTACAAGAGTAGCAATGATGTCATCAGCTTCAGCGGTGTCAATCTGAATCACTCTGTACGGAAAGAATTCTCTGATCTCTTGCTTAACCTTATTGAAGATCTCATACACCTGAGTCCAGTTGATCTCAGATGCATCACGAGTCTTCTTTCTGTTTGCCTTGTAGTATGGAAAGATCTGTTTGCGCCAATAGTTCTTATCGTCACAAGCAATAATCATTTCGCCATACTCGTGCCCAAACTTTTGTTTGTAGGCACGAAGAGAGTTGATCACCATATGGCGAAACAACCCTTCTTCAATTGGAACGTTGGTGTGATTTCCAAGTTGCATCATCAGGTTGGAAATCATTACCTGGTTAAAGTCCACTATAATCATTTTGAGCTTCCACTAATTTGAATCATATAGATTATATATAACGACTCTAAACCAAGTCAACTAGGTCCTTTAACTTCTCATCATTTTTTTCTTGAGTGTCTTCTGGCATTACAATTGCCTTCTCAATCATATCATGGAACGGATGAACAATGTTTTTGTTTCTGTAAAGGATTGCTTTAAGCGCTTCTTCAAGAAAGACCAAATCCTTAACCGCAGGTCCTACTGGCTTTATGTAAACACCATAATTAACAATTACTGATAAGGCAGCATCCATGGCATCATTGGAGATCTCATCGCAATACTGCTGTCTGACTTCTGCTAAATGAGCCTGCGCTTCTTCATCATTAGATGGAAACGTCGAGTCTGTCTTTTGGGGAAAGTTTATAATTTTTGTCATCGTACCTTCTTTTAATAGTGACGATAAATATATTTATCTTAAGGAAAAATTGATGAAGTACAAAGACGATTATGTTGCACTACATGAATCCGGGAAGTTTTTTTTCGGGTATTCTTTATTGCATTTCAAAGAACTTATAAAAGAAACAATTGACACAACATATAGTTTTACTGTCTTAGACTATGGAAGCGGTAAAGGCAAACAATACAGCAAACATAAGATCGATTTATATTGGAATGTCCACGTTGATTGCTACGATCCTGGCTACGAGCCTTTTTCAAAACTACCAGAAAAAAAATACGATGGTGTAATATGCACTGAGGTGATGGAACATATACCGGAGGATGAGATAGATCAAGCGTTGTCAGAAATATTTGAAAGAGCTCGTAAGTTTGTGTTCTTTTCTATTTCTCTAGATCCTTCCAACTCTGATCGTGGAAAAACATTGCTTGATGGTTCTAACCTACATTGTACAGTTAAATCCCCGGAGTGGTGGTTTGATAAAATCAAACTACACAACAAAGGCAAAGTGAAGGCTATAGTTTACTACACCAATTCACACGTTAAGAAAAAAGGGAGCCCGTAGGCTCCCTTCTCTTTAAATCTTTCGGAGCAGAATAACCTGCTCCGAAAGACGCTCAGCGAGCTTGGTAGGATTGGACGACACACCATCCATTAGCTTACGCAGTACAATCTTGCCGCCGGTTAGTACCTGTCGAATGATATCCTCGGTCTTACGACCAACTCGCTTAGACACAGAAGCCTCGGAATCATAACCATCGATCGCAGAGCGCTTGACAGTCAGACCAGCAGGACCACGAGCCCTGAACACAGTCAGAACCTTGTTGTTCGTATTGAACACCCAGAGCTCTTGAGCACCAATGATCTGAGTCGGATCAATCGACTTGAGCTTGTACTCAGTCGATTCCTTCTGGTACTTGAAGTGCTTCAACAGCTTCTGAGCTGTCGGAGCCTTCTTCTTCCGAGGTGCACGAGCCTTCTTCACGTTACCTGAGTAACGGTCGCAATCCTGAACGATTGCGACATAGACAGCAAGCTTGGCACCAAGCTGCTTCTTCGTATAGCGCTCGTAACCTTCATTGTCTTCCTGAATAGCATACATGATCTCATCAGCGATGGGCATGTAGTACTCAGAGATCTTCTTAGCATGAGCAGCCGGAATCTCGTTCTTCCGAAGCCAGTCATACATCTGGATCTCTTCACCGAGGTCGAGCATCTTCTCAACATCACCGATTAGATCGTCAACACGATCCTTGATTCGATCTTGAATCGAAGGACGCTCACCAACGATCTTAGGTTCCTTGATCTCGACAGTGAAGTTCAGAGACCTGTCGACTCGTTCCTTAGCACGAGCGATCATCGAATCGTCAACAGCACCACCCCTCTCCTTGATACGGAAGACCCAAGCTGAGGTGTAGGGAAGGCGATCATCAGGAACTCTCTTGATCTGAGAGATCATCTGCTTGTTGTCTTTGTAGAAGTCAAGAATGAACTGACGAGCTTCGTCAGCCTCGACCATTGCATTGTACCAGTTCAATGCTCTGCTCAGCTCAGCACCGCTGACCTTGACAGGCTCTTCGCCTAGGTACTTCTGGTTGACAAGGTAGGCCTCAGACTTGGTCACACGCCGAGTCTTCTTGGCACGTACCTTCAGTACGCTTTTCGCCATTGCTTTCTCCTAATTGTTCCCCTTTATCGCCCTTTTGTGAAAAAAAGACAACAGGAAAAATCCCGTGTGTTTTCAGTGGATTAAAAATGCGTTTTTATGAAATAACCGCGTTGACCTTTTTACGTGGATATGCGATAAAGAGTCATAGCAAACGAGGAAGAAATGGCTTTCAATTTCAAGATTGCAGAGTCTTGCAAATATGGTAAGTACAAAACTCTCCGCACAAAAGTTGTGGCAGTTATGGACTTGCTTAATTACAACGAACCTCTGATCAGGGACATGCTAGACATTCCCGACACAATCAACTTTGTGATCAGGCCTCTGCCTCGACTGTTGAATGGCCAATATTCCTTTATGCGGAACAAAGTGTCCGTAAATGCCAAGTTGCCTGCCAAGTTTATGATGCAGACAGTCTTTCATGAGCTTGTTCATGCTGAGCAGTACAAGACGGGCCGACTAAGACGAGAGCTTTGCACCAAGAAGCGAAAGTATGTTAACTTCTGGAACAACCAGCAGTTGGACATGGTTAACTTCAGGAAGAACTATGATAAATATCGTAACCTTCCGTGGGAGATGGAAGCGTTCACTCGTGAAACCGAGCTCTTGACTGAGTTCCTTAGTAAGGCAAAGACACCATGACAACTTGGCAGTGGCAAAAAGAAGCAGTTCGTGAATATTACATCAAGCATCCTAAAGAGCTTGGTCAGCTGTATTGTGAGATACTTATGAATGGGCCAAAAGCCCTCCAAGACTTTATGGAGGGCTTTATGAAAGAGTTCTATACTAGATACACGGATGATGGAAAGTGATTAGAGCAACCCGTTAAGGGTTGCTTCCCATTTCTGGGCAATCATATCCCAGCTATACATAACATCAAAATAATCTTTTTGGAATTTCAAACGGTTGTGATGAATACCGTTGTTTTTAATGTCTGTAATAGTGGCATCAAGAACAGCGTAAAACCTATTGGCGTGGTCGTTGGTATTCTCAGTCCATTGATACATATTGGCAAAATTAGAACACGTCTCAGGTAGCGCTGCATAGTTAGGACACACAACGAAATTCATTGCACTCATTGCTTCAATGGCTGCAAGACAAGACGTCTCTGGCCAGATCGAAGGATATGCAAAGATGTGGCTCTTCTTCAACTCTTCACGGATCTGCTCGTTTGAAACGGCACCGTGATAATTAATCTTTGGGTGTGCCTTGCAACGTTCAAACAACTGCTCGTACGGCTTATCTCTTTCTGACCAGCCGTAGATTGAAAACGAAGAGAACACATCAAGCTCGATGTTGTCGTGATGCTTGCACAGCTCTTCGAACACAGGAACTAGAAGTTCCAACCCACGATGTGGTGTTGTATGGTAGATAATCTTGATTGTGTTGTCGAAGCGCTTGCGCTCAATTTCAATTGGATTAATGCCGTTCTTGATTACAGTGCTTTCTGAGTACGGAAGACCCAGCACAACGTTGTAAAGCTGCATCTGCCAATCAGATACAGCTACAATCTTTTTAAACCTCTTACGAAGGTTTGGATCTTTTAGGTGTTGTGATTCAGGATCGTTTGGAAGATCGTGAAGCCAGAGGATAGGAATTCGATCTGGGTTAATCTCTCTTACTCTCGAGGGGATAATCTGAAACCGCTCAAGAAGCTCGGCTGGGAGCGAACGATGTAATCGCTCCTGCATTAGTTCAGTACCACCTCTTGCATTCTTATTCAATTCATTCACTTCAACCATAATAAATCCTATAATTAATTCTTCTTTCGATGGACCCAAGGGAATTTAAGTAGTGTTCTCTCATCATTTAGATTGATCAACGATCTAGCCAACAATGACAGAATACTCCATGCACAAAACCCAATTGCTACCGAAGAAGCTATCGAATTGTTCACTGTGGGTTGCAAATTAAACCAGTCAAGCAGTATTGGCGAGAATATAATTGCCGCCGTTACTGCAAGACCCGATCTAATAGCAGCGTCCCATACGTTCACGGGTGTGTAAAAAAGCATGAAAGACACTCCTCCTACTAAACCACCAAGGCCAGAGATTAGCTTAGCCAATAATGTACCAGTGATTAAGTCCGACATTTCCTACCCCAGGAAGTTAGTTATTAGGTATTTATATATTTCCTGGGGTAGGGGAGTCAGCTTAGTAGGCCACAACTTCCTTCACAGAGTCGACGCGGAAAGAACGCCACGCATTCTTGTCTACATCCCACACTGGAATAACGTTGTTGTTGACAATCTTAGATGTGTCGGACGTCTTAACGTACGGTGCAACAACATCCTTGTTGAGCGTACAGTTCATCAAGCGGTCTGAACCATCAGCCTTGGTAAACGTAATACGGAGGGTCTGCTTCTCAAGCAGGGAAACGAGTTCGTTCTTATTCATCACCATAACCACCAGAAGTCTCCTCTAAATATTGAACTAATTCGGTATAACCACCAAGCTTGACGCCACGCAAAAGAACTACAGGAACTGTTCTCTGTTCGGGAAACTTTTCCTTAAACTCTTCTATCGTTAAGTCAGTCTTAAGCTCGTAGTACTCGAATTTCATAT